ATTACGGTAAGTCGGCAAAATGGTTAAACAATTTCTTAAAAGAACACAAGATACAGTTTAAGCAAGGCGGGATATGGCTATTGTATAAGGAATATGCTGAAAAAGGTTATACAAGTACAAAGACGCATACTGTAAACGGAAATGACGGCAAGCAACATTCTAAAGTAAATACGTATTGGACACAAAAAGGCAGATTGTTTATTTATGCATTGTTAAAGAGCGAGGGTATACTTCCGATAATGGAACAGGAGCAGATCGCTTAGTACAAAGTAATAGGACAAAAAATGAAATACATAGATTAAAGCAGGAGGTGGAGATTATGGAGGCGGAAAAGACCAAAAAGGCAAGAAAGCCGAGAAAGCAACCTAAAGTACACGTTGAAGTGGTAGGCAGTTGGAAAGACAGACCCGCTTATGAACAGTTTCAGCATTGGAAACCTCATATAGAAAATATGTATCATATGCTTGGGTATGGCAATGTAACGGTTGAGCCGTCGCAGAAGATGGTTGACGAGTACAATGATATTCAAGCAAACAAAGAAAAAGGAGCTTAATGCTCCGACGATAGGACAAGCTCACAGGATAAAGAGAGGTAAAACAAATGAATACAATAGGAATTGCACTGATAAGTTTCGGTATCGGACTAATCATAAGTTGGAAATTGGCAGAAAGGGACAGGAAGAATGCTAAAAAGAAAACCAAAAACAGAGAATGAGAAAACGGAAGAATATTTTCACAGAGAAGTATTTCCGATGATTAACGCATTTGCCAAAGAGAGCAAGGAACACCCTAAGCAAAATATTATAGTGAAAGGAATATTTTCAAATGAACAAATATGTAGTAATGACGGGAAGAGATGATGTTGTGGTTTTAAATGCCGATGACAACAAGTCGATTAAGGCGTACATATCAAAAGGATACGGCATAACAAACCGCATTAAAGCAAAGCACCCGCTTGAAGTGAGTGTTGCGAAGATTATCAGCGGAGATAACTAAAAGCTATGACGAAATACGAATTTGACGATTTGGCGTGCATAGACGATGACTTTGCTTGTCGTGATGACGACTTCGCCTGTATTGATGATGATTGGGCGTGCATAGATGATGATGACGCAGTATGCGACGATGAACGCGACGGACTTACGGAAGAAGAAGCCAATGCATACGAAAAGGAAAAAGCGTGGTATGACCTATTCAAAGAGGTATTGCAGTATCCGTACAGTTACGGATTATCTTGGGGAATAGTTTTAGCATACAGACAACCTATAAAATATCAGAATTAGGAGGTGAGAAGAGTGGCAGATGAGAAAACGGCGGAAATACTGAAATTGTATAGCGATTTAACACCGAATGAAAAGCATTTGGTAGGTGTTTTCGTAAATGCGATGGTACTTAGTCGCAATAAAAATGACCGTCAGAGCGGCAACTCAATAACGGTCAAATAAAAGCACATAGATTATTAATCTATACAAACATTATATCACAGAAAGGAATAAAAATCAATGCAAATTGTAATTAAGCTTGAACAGAGAGATTTTGAGGGTAACAAGGAAGTATTCGACCGAATGTACGGATTATGTTCGGTACTCAACAAAAAGACGGGACCTGTGGAGATGACAAAGGCGGAAGTTGAGAAATCGGCGAACGTTGTAAGAGAGGAACAGACGTCAGACGATACGCCGGCAGAGGATAATACCGCCGAAGTACTGGCAGACAATACTCCGACAGAGGATAAAAACGCAGAAGTAACAACAACCGAATACACAATAGAAGAAGTACGCAAGGCATTCGGTGAATATGCGAAGTCGCAGGGCAGAGATAAGGCCAAGGGACTGCTTCAAGAAATGGGTTACGACAAAGTAACGGAAATACCGCCTGAGCGATACACAGAGGCGATGACAAGAATAGGAGATGTGAAGTAATGCCGGAAGAACACGCAAAACTTTCAGCGTCGGGGTCAAAGAAGTGGATAAACTGCCCTGCGTCAATCGCAATGGAAAGCAAATTCCCCGACGAAAGCAGTGAATATGCAAAAGAGGGGACTACCGCACATTCATTGGGTGAGGCAAAGCTGAAATTAGCTTTAAACCACATAACACGCGTGCAGTATCATAAAATGATACGTTCGCTTGATATAACCGAAGATATGGAAGAATACACGGACAGTTATCGTGATTTTGTATTAGAGCGGTACAATGCAGTGAAAAATCAATGCAAGGACGCACAGATTCATCTTGAACGCCGTTTAGATTTTTCGGAATGGGTACCCGACGGATTCGGTACAGGCGACACCGTTATTATCGGCGGCGGAATAATCGAAATAATAGACCTTAAATACGGACAGGGCGTAAAGGTATCGGCAGACAAGAACAGTCAGCTTAGAATATATGGCTTAGGAGCATTGAGCGAATACGACTACCTATACGACATACATAAGGTCAATTTAACGATATTCCAACCACGACTTGATAACATTGATACGGAAACGCTTACACGCGACGAACTCATTAAGTGGGGCGAAGATTTAAAGCCTAAAGCCGTACTTGCGAACAGCGGTGACGGTGACTGTATAGCAGGACGTCACTGTGATGACGGGTTTTGCAAAGCAAGAGCCGTATGCCGTGCGTATGCGGAGGAGAAAAACAGGCTTGCGGCAATGGTTTTCAAACCGCCTTTGGAACTTACCGAAGATGAAATTGCGGAGGTAATAGACCAAGCGGAAAACCTTGCGAAGTGGTCGAAACTCGTAAAGGACTATGCTTTGGAACAGGCACTTAATAACGGCGTTAAGTATCCGGGATTTAAAGTGGTTGAGGGAAGAAGTAACCGCAAATATGCGGAGGACGACAGCAAAATCGCCGATGTATTAATTAAAGCCGGCTATGATGAAAAGAGTATTTACAAAAAGGAAATACTCAACATCACGAAAATAGAGGCACTTTTAGGCAGAGCAAGATTTAACGAACTGCTCGGAGAATATGTAATAAAACCGCAGGGAAAGCCGACGCTTGTGCGTTCGGAGGACAAACGTCCCGAATGGAACTCGGCAGAGAAAGCGGCAGAAGATTTTAAAGATATAAAGTAAAGGAGAACAAAAACAATGGAAAAAAGAAAGACACAGGTAATCACAGGAGAAGTAAGATTCAGTTATGCACACGTTTGGGAGCCGTCATCAATCAACGGTGGTGACGAAAAGTATTCGGTAAGTATCATCATTCCGAAAAGCGACACAAAGACAATCAAGGCAATAAACAACGCAATCGAGGCGGCAAAGCAAGAGGGCATTGCGAAGTTCGGCGGTAAAATTCCCGCAAATTTAAAGTTGCCGTTGCGTGACGGTGATACTGACAGAGAGGACGACGAAAACTATGCAAACAGCTATTTTGTCAACGCAAACTGCAAAACCGCACCGGGTATTGTGGACAAGTCACGTCAGCCGATAATCGACAAGACGGAATTTTACAGCGGTTGTTACGGTCATGCGTCAATTTCGTTTTACGCCTTTAACTCCAACGGCAATAAAGGTATTGCGTGCGGTCTTAATAATTTGATGAAAACAAGGGACGGAGAGCCTTTAGGCGGACGAAACACTGCGGAGGATGACTTTGCGGGACTGTATGACGATGACGACGATTTTCTTAATTAAAAGGTGACAAAATGAAATCACTCAGTATCGACATTGAAACATACGGAAGTGTTGATTTAATTAAATCGGGGGTATATGCTTATGCGAATGCCCCCGATTTTAAAATCCTGTTATTTGCGTATGCGTTTGATGATGAAGAAGTAAAAATAATTGACCTTGCACAAGGTGAGGCGTTGCCGAAAGAAGTAATGGACGCATTGACGGACGAGGATATGTTGAAAACGGCGTATAATGCAAACTTTGAAAGAACGTGTATCGGTAAGTATTTTAATATTAATTTGCCCGTAAATCAGTGGCGGTGCAGTGCGGTACAAGCGTCTGAACTCGGACTTCCGCTTTCACTTTCGGCAGTAGCGGTTGCACTCGGTTTGGAGGAGCAAAAGGACAAACGCGGAAAAGCATTGATTGATTACTTCTCAAAACCGTGTAAGCCTACAAAGACGAACGGCGGACGTACAAGGAATTTACCAACGCACGCACCCGACAAGTGGGAGGTATTCAAAGAATACTGCATACAGGACGTTGAAGTGGAACGTGCGATAAAAAAGAAACTCGCCCAATTTCCGATATGCGACAGTGAACAAAAACTGTGGACGTATGACCAACGAATTAACGACAGAGGTGTAAGAGTTGACCGAAACTTTGTTGAAAATGCAATCAAATTCAATACGGAATACAGCGACAGGTGCTATGATGAGGCACAAAAAATAACGGGACTTGAAAATCCGAAATCAGTTGTGCAACTAAAGGCGTGGCTTGAAGAAGAAACAGGGCAGAAAATCGACAGCTTAAACAAGGAAAAATTAAAGGAACTTATAGCCGATGAAAGCATATCGTTAAAGGCGAAAAGAGTGCTATATCTGCGTTCAATGATGGCGAAAACGTCCGTAACAAAGTACGAGGCAATGGAGCGGAGCGTCTGCGATGACGGACGAATAAGAGGACTTTTGCAGTTTTACGGCGCAAACCGTACAGGACGTTGGGCGGGGAGAATTGTACAGGTGCAGAACTTACCTCAAAATCATTTGAAAGATATTGATTACGCAAGAGAATGTGTGGAAAACGGCGATTTTGAACTGTTTGAAATGCTCTATGAGAACGTTCCGCAAACGCTGTCGGAGCTTATACGAACAGCACTTGTACCGAGTGAGGACAGGCGATTTATAGTAGCGGACTTTTCGGCGATTGAGGCAAGAGTTATTGCATATCTTGCAGGCGAGCAGTGGCGACTTGAAGTATTTAAAACTCACGGAAAAATATACGAGGCATCGGCAAGTCAGATGTTCCATGTTCCGATTGAAAGTATTCACAAAGGCGATCCGCTACGTCAAAAAGGCAAGATTGCCGAACTTGCACTCGGTTACGGCGGAAGTGTCGGAGCTATGGTGAGTATGGGTGCTTTGAAAATGGGTATTGACGAAGAAGAACTTCAAGGTATCGTGGATAAGTGGCGGAGTTCAAATCCCGCCATAACGGCATTTTGGCGAACGGTCGAGAATGCGGCGATTAAGGCGGTTGAGGGTTATCCGAGCAAGATTAGACACGATATTTCTTTTTACAAACAGTCGAATATTCTTTTTATCGGTCTGCCGTCGGGAAGAAAAATCGCTTACGTTAAACCGAAAATCGAAGTAAACAGATTTGGAAAAAAAGCCGTTACATATATGGGTATGAATCAGACAACAAAAACTTGGAGCAGACTTGAAACATGGGGCGGTAAGCTTGTTGAAAACATAGTACAGGCGTTTGCGAGGGATTGCTTGGCTGAAAGCATAATTCGGCTTGAGGACAGAGGTTTTAAGATTAATTTCCACGTTCACGATGAGGTTATAGTTGACGTTCCGAAAGGCGTGTCGAGTGCAGAGGAGTTGGCGGCAATAATGTGTGAGCCGATTGAATGGGCGAAAGGACTTCCGCTTAATGCGGACGGATACGAATGTAATTTTTATATGAAAGATTAGGGGGTGTTATAAATTGGATTTAGTAATTGCTACGGGACAAAACAGAAAATCAAAACTATGGAAAAATACAAAAATGTCGTGGGGAGATTTTGTCGAAAGGCTGAAAACGACAACAAGGACGAGCGAAACGCAAGGTGAATTTGCAAATATGCCGAAGTCACAACAGGATGATATAAAGGACGTCGGCGGTTTTGTGGGCGGTAAGGTGAAAAACGGCAGACGACAATCGGGAAGTATCGAAAACAGAATTTTGCTTACGCTTGACGCAGACTTTGCCGACAGCGATTTTTGCGATAATATTTCAATGTTTTACGACTTTACATACTGCATTTACTCAACGCACAAGCACACAGCCGAGAAACCGAGATTTCGTTTGGTGATACTTCTGTCAAGACCTTGTACGCCCGATGAATACGAAGCTGTTGCGAGAATGGTGGCGTATGATATTGGTATAGATATGTTTGACGACACAACGTATCAGCCGCACCGTTTAATGTATTGGCCGAGTACGAGCATTGATGGCGAGTATGTGTTTGAACACGAGGAAAATAAACCGCTTGACGTTGACAAGGTGCTTGCAAAATATGAAGATTGGCACGACGTATCGAGTTGGTACGTTTCGTCAAGAACAACAAAGGCGTTGGACAGACAGGTAAAAAAACAAGAGGACCCAACGCTTAAAAAAGGCGTTATCGGTGCGTTTTGCAGAACGTACGATATACATTCGTGCATAGAAAAATACCTTTCGGACGTGTACGAAAAGTGTGCCGTAGGCGACAGATACACATACAAGGACGGATCAAGTTCAAGCGGACTTGTAGTGTATGAGAACGGCAAATTTGCGTATTCAAACCACGCAACAGACCCTGCAAGCGGTAAGCTGTGCAACAGTTTTGACCTTGTTCGTATTCATAAATTCGGCGATACGGATTCAGACGCAAAGGACGGTACACCTGTATCGAAACTGCCGTCATATTCGGCAATGTGCAAGCTTATAGACGGTGACAGTGATGTTTCAATGCTTATGTTTAAGGAACGTCAAAAGAAAGCGGCAGAAGATTTCGGCGGTATCGAAAACGAAGAAACGGACGATATGCAGTGGGCGTTAAAGTTGGAGAAAAACGAAAATACAGGCGCTTACGAAAAAACTCTTAATAATATTATTCTTATAATTGAGAATGATTCGCATTTAAAAGGTAAAATCAAAATGAACGATTTTACGGGATATGCGGAGATTGACGGCATTATGCCTTGGGATAAGGACGCACCTGAAAAACGTGTTTGGCAGGATTCCGATACGGACGGATTGCAGTGGTATCTTGAATATGTGTACGGCATTAAAATGGGTAATGATAAGGTTTTCCGTGCGTTGTCGGTGTTTTACAGACGTGTTGCGTATGATCCGATTGTTGAATATTTGGACGGTCTTGCGTGGGATAATACGGAACGACTTGACACATTGTTTGTCGATTATCTCGGTGCGGCGGATAACGAATATACAAGAGAAGTGACGCGTAAAATGTTCGTCGGAGCGGTCGCAAGAGCGTATGAGCCGGGAAGTAAATTCGATAATATGCTTATTCTGTCGGGCAGACAGGGCATAGGCAAGAGTACGATACTTCGCAAAGTCGGCTTTGACAGGTGGTTTACGGACGGCATAAAGACGTTCGAGGGTAAGGAATTGTGCGAGGTTATACAGGGTAAATGGATTGTAGAGATAAGCGAACTTGAGGCACTTAATAAGTCGGAAGTCGGCAGTGTTAAGCAGATACTGTCGCAGACGTCGGACAGATACCGCGCGGCATACGGCAGAATTGTACAGGAACACCCGCGAAGATGTGTATTTTTCGGTACGAGCAATAACAGCGATTATCTTCGTGACCGTACCGGTAACAGAAGATTTTGGCCTGTTGATACGGAGATTGTGCCGATAAAAAAGAGCGTGTTTACCGATTTGACCGATGAGGAAATTAATCAGATTTGGGCGGAGGCAAAAGTGCGTTATACGCAGAATGAACCGCTTTATTTGTCAAAGGAAACGGAACAGCTTGCGAAACAAGTGCAGTCAGATCATAGGGAAGTGTCGGTTAAAGAGGGACTTATCCGTGACTTCCTTGATAAACGTGTACCGCGTGATTGGAACTGTTGGGACTTGGCAAAACGTCGGGATTTTTGGTCGGAGATTGTAACTGTACCCGAAGACAAACTTGTCGAACGTGACAGAGTGTGTGCGCTTGAAATATGGTGCGAACTCTTTAACGGCGATTTTAGGCAAATTCAACGTAGGGATTCGATAGAGATTAACAGTATCATTTCATCGTTTGACGATTGGGAAAAATACGACAAGGTTATTAAATTTAACAAGGATTACGGAGTGCAAAAAGGGTTTAAAAGAGCTTAAAATATGGGGTAACTTTTAGAGGTAACCTTTATTTGAAAAGGTAACTTTCAAGGTAACTTTGGTAAACTTAAGTAACTTTTAAAAGTTACCCAAAAAACGCAGTAAAAACAAGGGCTTAAGACATAGGTAACTTTGGTAACTTTAATTCTATATATTATATACATATATGTACTACAAAGAGAAACATACACGCATAACGCACATATACGCGTATAAGTATATGAAAAACGGTTTTAAAGTTACCGCAGAAAGAACAGGTGAAAAATGATAGAAAATGACATTGAAAAATATTTAGTAAGGCGAGTTAAGCAAATGGGAGGTTTGGCACTGAAATTTGTGTCGCCGAGTATGGCAGGTGTACCGGATAGGATTGTTATGATTCCGAAAGGTACGATATACTTCGCAGAACTTAAACGGCCGAACGGAAAGCCGAGAAAATTACAAACCGCCATACACCGACTTTTTGAAAAAATCGGTTTTCACGTTTATGTGATTGACACGAAGGACAAAGTTGATAAATTGTTAAGAGGTGAGAGTTTTGAAATTTAAACCGCATAAGTACCAACAGATTGCGTTGGATAAAATTATCTCTACACCGCGCGTCGGATTGTTCCTTGATATGGGACTTGGTAAAACGGTCGTGACGCTTACGGCGATTGATGAATTGATTTATAACTGTTACGAAATCGAAAAAGTGCTTGTTATAGCACCGCTGAGAGTGGCGGAAGATACTTGGAGCAGAGAGTGCGAGAAGTGGGACCATTTAAGACATTTGAGAATATCGAAAATTCTCGGTACTCCGAGCCAAAGGCGTAACGCACTTTTAAAGGACGCAGATATTTATATTATAAATCGTGAAAATGTTGCGTGGCTCACAAACGAATTGTCGAGCATAGGCAATGCGTGGAATTTTGATATGGTGGTTATTGATGAACTGTCGAGTTTTAAAAGTTCAAAGTCGCAGAGATTTAAGGCGCTGAAAAAATACATAACACTGTCTAAAAGAGTAGTCGGACTTACAGGCACACCTGCGCCGAACGGACTTATTGATTTATGGAGTCAGATATATTTGCTTGACGGCGGCGAAAGACTTGGCAGAACGGTAAGCGGCTATCGAGAAAGATATTTTCTTCCCGATAAACGTAATCAAACCACAATTTTCAGTTACAAGCCGAAAGAGGAATCCGAAAAGGCGATATATGATAAAATTTCGGATATATGCGTCAGTATGTCGGCAGAAGATTGGCTTGAAATGCCCGAAAGGATTGATACCGTTCAGCACATAAAGCTGTCGGATAAGGAACTGAAACTGTATGAAGAATTTGAAAAAGAACAGTATTTGGAGTTCATAAACGGACAAGTTACCGCCGCTACTGCCGCCGCACTTACAAATAAACTTTTGCAGTTTTCAAACGGTGCAATGTATTTGGACGACGGAAGTTATAAGGTTACGAGCGATAAAAAACTTGAGGCGTTGGCGGAAATAGTCGATACCTCACAAGGTCAGCCGATTTTGTGTTTTTACAGTTATCGCCATGACTGCGAGAGAATACTTACAAAGTTTAAGGGTGCAAAAAAGCTTGAAAGCGCCGATGATATAAGGGATTGGAATGACGGAAAAATACCGCTTTTACTGGCTCACCCCGCAGGTGCGGGACATGGACTTAATCTTCAAACAGGCGGTAATATAATAGTTTGGTTCGGTCTGACGTGGAGCTTGGAACTGTATCAGCAGGCAAATGCGAGATTGTATAGACAGGGACAGAAAAACTCTGTGATAATTCATCACCTTGTGACCGACGGAACTGTCGATAAACGTGTGCTTGACAGCTTGCAGGGGAAACGTGAGGTACAAGACGAATTGCTTGAAAGTTTGAAAGAAAAATACGGAGTATAAGGGGGAATTGATTTGACGATTAAAGAATGTAAAGAATGGCTTTCGAGAGCAAGGAATATGGACGAGGAGATTAACGCACTGATTTCGGAGCAGGAGCGAGCGTTGACAAACGCAACAAGCACTGTGGCCAATTCTGGCAGTGAAAAGGTGCAGACGTCAAACGTGAATACTTCGGAAAATAAGTTCGTAAGCTATGCCGCTTATTCCGAATTGATAGATAAACGCATTGACAGACTGTATGAGATTAAAAAAGAGATTTTGGAAAACGTGAATAAACTCGACGACGCAACCCTTCGAACTATATTAATTTTGCGTTATCTCAATTTTCAAACGTGGGAAATGATTGCTTGTAAAATGAATTACGGATACAGACATATTTTGCGTTTACACGGTAACGCACTGATTGAAATTAAGAATGTCATTGAATGTCACATTGAACCTGTGATATAGTGTATAGTAGAACAAGTAACATAAGCGGTGTATCATCGTGAGATGATGGGTGAATATCTCGTGTAATTGGTGGGAATGGAGATATTAAAAAAATTATCAAAAAAATGTTTAAAGTTGTAATATTATGGGTATATATCATACGAGGTGATGATATATGTCAAAAAAAGAAGAAAATTTATTTTTAGAAAATCAAAAAATCCCAGAAACGTTAGATATGTATTTCAAAAATTACGTACAAAATGGTGATTACGGAATGCTAATAGATATAACAAGGGATTACATAAGCAGAGATACCGATTGTGTAGACATCATTATACACAATTTAAAACTTGAAAAAGAACAAATTGAGATTGATAAAAGAAGTAGAGAAACACAGAACTTCCCGATATCAGTAGGAATTGTAAGTGCTACTTTTACGGCTCTATTATCATTTATCCTTACTTCTGTAACAAAAGAGTGTAATGGTTTAGCAGAATACATTGCATTTTATGGAACAGTAGTAGTGAGTTTTATAGGACTGTATGTATTTTCAAAAAAGATTTTTGATTCTATGAAGGAAGATAAATTACGAGTTTTAAAAAATAGAGAAAAATTAAACTTTTTAGAATTTTGTATTGAAGAATATACTAAAAAGAAACAACAATAATTTAAAACACACCTAATCGGGTGTGTTTTTCTTATGCAATAAAACAGGAGGTGATAAGAGTGACTGAGAAGCAGAAGTTGTTTTGTGAGGAATATTTGATTGATTTGAATGCAACGCAAGCGGCGTTAAGAGCGGGGTATTCGGAAAAGACGGCGTATTCGATTGGGAATGAAAACTTGAAGAAACCTGAAATTCAAGAATACATACAAAAGCGGCTGAAAGAGAAAGAGGACGCTCTTATCGCCAAGCAAGACGAGGTGTTAAAGACGTTAACCGCCGTTATGCGTCGTGAGAAACCCGAAACGGTTGTTGTGACGTGCAAAGCCCGTAAGTCACACTATGACGACAAGGGCAAGAAAGTCACTGACGAGGCGGAGCAACCGATATGTGTTGAAATACCGACAAAGGTGTCTGACGTAAACAAAGCGGCGGAAATGTTGGGTAAATACTACGCATTGTTTACAGAAAAGCTGAATGTTGACGGTGATATGGATTACAACATACAAATTGACTACGGCGGTGAGGACGAATGAACAAAATAACAGTACCGTTCAATCCGATATTTAAGCCTGTACACCAATGTAAAAAGCGTTATGTTGTAATGAAAGGCAGTGCCGGAAGTGGCAAGAGTGTTGATACTGCACAACTGTACATATTGCGTTTAATGCGTGACAAAGGGCGTAATTTGGTATGTGTGAGAAAGTCTGATATAACAAACCGTGACAGTACGTTTGCGGAGCTTGAAAGTGCCATAAACCGTATGGGCGTTGGCAGAGCGTGGAGAGTTACGCAAAGTCCGTTGTCGTTCACCTGTATAAACGGCAACAAGATTATATTTCGTGGTGTAAACGATAACAAGCAACGTGAAAAACTGAAATCAATCACCTTTGCGAACGGTAAGTTGACCGACGTATGGATTGAAGAGGCTACGGAGCTTGTGCAACAGGATTTTGAAATTATAGATGACCGTTTGAGAGGTGAACTCCCCGACGGTCTTTTTTATCAGATTAAGCTGACATTCAATCCCGTATCATCAAGTCACTGGATAAAGAAAGTGTTTTTCGATATACAGGACGACAATGTTCTGACACATCAAAGCACATATTTAACAAACCGATTTTGTGACGAGGCATACAGACAACGTATGCTACGTCGTAAAGAGGTTGACCCTGAGGGTTACAGAATTTACGGTTTAGGCGAGTGGGGCGAAACAGGCGGATTGATATTCTCAAATTATCGCATTGAAGAATTTGATACAGATATGAGCCATTTTGACGCTATGGCAATAGGTCAAGACTTCGGTTATAACCACGCAAATGCTATATTGACATTAGGCTACAAGGACGGCGATATTTATGTCTGCAACGAACTGTATGTACACGAAATGGATACAACCGAAATTATCCCAAAGGCTAACGGAAAATTCAGCAAAAGCCTTGTAATGTGGTGCGACAGTGCAGAACCGGACAGGATAAAAATGTGGTGTAAAGCCGGCTATCGTGCAAGGGCGGTTGTTAAAAATCCGAACAGTATTCAATCGCAAATAGATTGGCTGAAAGGCAGGAAGATACACATACACCCGTCATGCGTGAATGTAATCAAAGAGATACAGCAATGGCGTTGGCGAGTTGATGAAAAGTCGGACGAGTATACTGACGAACCTGTCAACGTTTTTGATGACGCAATGGCGGCACTGAGATACGGCGTTGAGAGTTGGCGCAAGGATAAGAAAGCTAAAATCTATTCAAGAGAGGAGTACGGAATATGATAATTGATGAAGATATAGTCGCAGGCGGTGTGACACCGTTCATCATAACGAAATTGATTGAACGGCACGAGCGAGAGCGACAGAGATACCGATTATTGCACGATTACTATATGGGCGACCACCGTATTTTTAACCGCAGAAAAAGGGGCAAAAACGTGGCAAACAACCGCATAATGTGTAATCACGCAAAGTACATAACGGATATGACACAGAGTTATCTTGTCGGCAATCCCGTAACATATGCGGTGTCGGACGAATACGATATTGAGGCAATCAAAAACGAATATTTGGAACAGGATATGCCGAGTGTGGACAGTGAAATCGTAAAGAATATGAGCATTTACGGCAAAGCATATGAACTGATTTATGCAGATGAAAAAAGCAAGCCGAGAAGTGTCCGATTGGACCCGGAGCATACATTTGTATGTTACTCGCAGTCGGCATTTGAAAAGCCGTTGTTTGCGGTGTATTACTACAAGAAATACGACCTTGACGGCTACTGCACAGGCAGTATTTGTCGTGTGTATGATGAGTCGTTTATATATACATACACAGGTCTTGACAGCTATACGGCATTGTCATTGCAAAATGTTGAACCACATTACTTTTTTGATGTACCTATTATCGAATACAGAAATAATACGGAAATGCAGGGCGATTTTGAACAGCTTATAACGCAGATTGACGCATACAATGTGTTGATGTCAGACCGAATAAACGACAAAGAACAATTCGTTAATTCGCTGTTGTTTTTGTGTAACTGCGACCTTGACACCGAACAGGCAAAAAAATTATTGGTAGAACGTATCTTAATGGGTGACGGTGACGCAAAGGCGGAGTATCTGTCAAAGGTGCTGAACGAGGCTGATACAAAGGTGTTGCGTGACGACATCAAGGACGATATACACCGTTTGTCACACGTTCCCGACTTGTCGGACGAAAGTTTCGGCAACAACTTGTCGGGTGTGGCGATAAAGTACAAGCTGTTGGGATTTGAACAGCACGTCAAGAACAAAGAACGTAACTTCGCTAAGACGTTGAGAAAACGTTTAGAGATTTACAACAATTTTCTCGTAACATTAAACGCAATGAAAGAAGTGCCGTCGCACAGAGTTGATATAGGATTTACATATAACTTGCCTGCAAACGAACTTGAAATAGCGCAGATGATTAATTATCTCAAAGGTCTTGCGTCTGACGAAACATTATTAGAGCGTTTGCCGTTTATAACAGACGCAAAGGAAGAAGTCGAAATCGCACGCAGAGAGCAAGCGGAAAAGTCCGCCGAGGATATGCGTATCGCTGAAAGTTCGGCAAGGAAAGTAAACTACAATGAAGAGTAAGGCATATTGGGTAAAGCGTGCCGTTGAAGTTGAAACATATTTGCAATCGCAAGCGGACAGCGTTAAGGACGGTGTAATTAAGGCATATGAGCGAGCAATCAAGAATGTAAACAATGACATTGAGAAAACGTTTAAAGCCTATATTTCAACCGATATACCCGAAAAAGAGGCACGCCGATTAATGAGCATTGCCGACAGTGACGAACAGTACAAGAAACTGTTAAAGCTGTATGATGAAACAGACGATACGGCAATTAAGAAAGACATATTAAACCATATCAATGCACAGGCTTACGGTGCAAGAATAAGCCGATTAGAGGCACTGAAACGGAATGTATATATCTATTTCAGACGTGTGGCAAATGAAGCTGTTAAGGAGCAAAAGAAACTGTATGACAGCGCGGTAAAGACGGCGTATTATACGAATATTTTTGATACCGCACAAGGATTGAATTGCGGAATTGATTTTTCACTAATTCCGCAAAGAGCGGTTAATATGGTATTAAGTGAGCCGTGGCACGGTCACAATTACAGTGAAAGAGTGTGGATACACAATGACAGATTTATAAATGCAGTCGGACAAACGATTGAGGACGGTATTATAAGCGGTCACAGTGTAAGCCGTATGGCTGATAAGCTGATTGATTACGTCAAAGATACTGCACCGGGTGGAATACGAACATCAGCCGAAACTCTTGTGAGGAGTGAAACGGCACATTTTATGAACCAAGGTCAGAGAATGGCGTATGAGGAAATAGGTATAAAACAGTATCGTTTTGTTGCGGCACTGTCTGAATTGACGTGTGACAGGTGCGGAAGTCTTGACGGGAGCGTGTTTGATACGGATAAAGCCGTTGAGGGCGAAAACTTCCCACCGATACACCCACGTTGTCGGTGCGTTACGATTATGGCAGACGTGAATTTGACGAGTCGTATTGCACGCGATCCGCTCACTGGTGAAAATTACAAGGTTGACGGAAGTATGACGTTTGACGAATGGAAAAACAGTTTGTCGGACGAACAGAAAAATGCGTTAAAATATGTTGCAAATGCCGAAAAACGTGGTATAATAGAGATGAAAAGAAAAAAGAACTATAATAAATCAGAAACTATGCCCAAAAAGCAACTTCAAAAAATAATTAAAAGGTTTAAGAAGTTGGGAGGAACTATTCAAATGAGCGAGGAAACGGATAAATATTTGGATAGTAAATTTGCAGAAGCAATTACATATGATGCGCATACAATTTTATTACGTCAAAAACCTAGTCGTGCCAGTGTATTTGAAGAGCTTATACATTCCGCTCAATATGGAACGGGGAAAAATGATGGAAGTTATATTAGTCGATTAAAGTGTGAAATAGAGGCACAAGAGAAATTACTAAGATACCAAAAAGCATACAGACTTACTAAAATTGAGGTCGAACAAACAGAAAAGGCTTTAAATGATTACAAAAATGAATTAAAACTATACTATGAAAAAGGCGGTGTGTGATATGGATATAATAAATTCATTGAAAATTGGACAAAATATATCGGTACAAATCAATGACAACGGTATAAACTTAAAAAATGGGGGATATGTTGCAGATGAAAACGGAAACCGCTTTAAAATATTATCAGTAGCGATGATAAATAATCATAAACGATTAATTGATAGTAATGCAGAGTTATTGTTGGCGGGAGATGTTAATAATATCGGAAAAAAATTATATACGATATGATTTAATGAAAAAGAGTGTGTAAGAAAAAACTAAATATAAATTAAATATTAAAAGCACGTCTTATGGCGTGCTTTTTTGATACACTGAAAGGCGGTGATAGTGTGAGAGTAGGCACAACATACACATAGAAGAAAGGAATGGTGATCCGATTATCTCCCGTGCAGGGTTAAGCATTGTCCTAAACAAGACATAAAAAGGTTTTATTTTTATACAATTTTTTTTCAGAAAGGAATGATTTGAATGGCAGAGCCAACACCAAATCCAACAAAAACAACGGAGCCAACACCTCCGACACCTCCGGAGCCTCCCGCACCGAATAACGGTGACAATCAAAAGGCGATTGATGACGCAGTAGCGGCGGCGAAAGAGAAGTGGGAAAAGGAAGTTGAAGAAAAAATAAAAAAAGCCGAAGAAGAGGGCATGAGAAAAGCCAAGTTGACAAACGAGCAAAGAAAAAAAGAGGACGACGACAAGGAACGAGAAGAATTTGAAAAAGCAAAGGCAGAGTTTGAACGTGAAAAAATCGTTGCATATGCCGAAACGGAACTTGCCAAAGTCGGACTGTCCGCCGAGATTGCAAAGTACATTGTAGCAGAGGACAAGGATAGCACAAAGGCGGTTATCGACAAGATAAAAGAAAGCTATGACAAAGATGTACAAGCAGGTGTTACCGAGCGTTTAAAGGGCAAAACACCGAATTTAAACGGTGGCAGTGGCGGTCACAACACAGGCAGTTTCATGGACATAATCAGAGAAAATCAGAGATAAGGAGTGAAATAAATGGGTTATTTGAAAAATGAATTGACAGGCTTTGTACCTGTCGAACAAGCAACAGACATCATCAAAATGGTGACAAGGGGTTCAAGTGTTTTAAGAATGGCGAAAGTCGAGGAAATGAAACACGAGAAGAAAAAGTTTAACGTACTTACAGACGGTCCGGGTGCTTACTGGGTCGGCGAGGGTGAGAGAATTAAAACAAGCGGTGCTACTTGGATTCACCCTGAAATCGAGGCTAAGAAGTTAGCCGTTATTATTCCAGTAACAAAGGAAAAGTTGGAAGATACGACTATCAGCGTATTTGAGGAACTAAAGCCGGAAATCGCAGAGGCATTTTACAGAGCGATTGACGCGGCGTGCATTTTCGGTACAAATTCACCGTTCAAGACAAACATTATGAACGCTATCGACAGTAAGCATATGGTTGTTACGGACAACGCAAATATTGATATTGCTATGTCTGACGCAATGTCGATGATTGAAGAAAACGGCTATGACCCGTCGGGATTTATCGGTCGTATCGGTGTTAAGAATATGCTGAGAAAATTGCGTGACGCAAACGGCGCACCTGCATATGTCAACGGTACAACAGGCGGTGAGCTGTACGGTCAGCCTATCGAATTTGTACGTAACGGTGCGTGGGACAATAAACGTGCCGATATTATCACAGGTAACTTCAAGTATGCCGTTGTCGGTATGCGTGCAGGTATTAATTACGAAATTTTGACCGAGGCTACACTACAAGGCACTCTTGACAGTGACGGTAAACCGCTATCACTTGCCGAGCAAGATATGGTTGCAATCAAGGCTACTATGCGTTTAGGTTTCCTTGTTGTCAAGGACGACGCATTTGCCGCATTTAAGAACGGTGTTCCGGCGATGGGTGAATTGGACGTTGAATCGGTTGCCGGCACAACAGGCAACACTGTTATTACGGTATCGCCAAAGCCTATCGGCGGTCACAAGTTGGTTTACAAGACTGCCGCAAGCACCGCTCCAAGTGTTGCGTACGATGATGATTTATCGAAATGGACGGAGTTTAGCAGTGGTGATGAAATTACTGCGACAAACGGTCACAAGATTACAGTTGCGGAAGTTACCGCAGACGGCAAAGCGAGAAAGTCGGGCAGTGCCGACGTTGTAAGTGGTGAATAATATGGAGCATTTGGGGACACTAAAAATGTTGTTAGGAATAAAGGACGACGAGCAAGACGGCTTGTTGTCCTTTTTGATTGACGACACAATTAATATGATTATGTCTTACTGTCATATTGAGGTTTTGCCCCGTCAGCTTGAAAGTCTTGTTCCGAAGATTGCGGCGGATATGTACAGAATAAAAGGCTATGGGGACAGTAAAAGTCCCGAGGTAGTCAAGAGCGTAAGCGAGGGCGAACGTTCCGTGACATATGCCGAAAATGATAATGACGAGATTTTCAGCAATTATTATAAACGTCTTGACCCGTTCCGTAAACGAAAGGGGCGTGTTCCGAGTGACATCAGTATTCAGTGATTTTTACGATAAAACTGTTATAATCGCAGAATATGAAATTGACGACTATACAGGTAAAACCGAAAAGACTGTATTGTCCGAAATTAAAGCCGATGTACAACCGTACAGCGGTGGCAGAGCAAGAGAGCAATACGGTTTAGATATAGAATGTCAAATGCGTATGTTCTGCGATATGTCAGACGACGTAAAGGTCGGTAACAGGGTTGAATATGACGGCGACATATATGATATAACATATGTGCAGAAATGGGACAGCGGTTTGGTAGCAATGCTCGAAAGGAGTAGGCTGAAATGAATTTTTCAATCGAAGGGATAGACAACGTTGTTGACAAGCTGACACAGTATGCGTCGGGCGATAAAATACAGCGAGGTTTGGCAATGGCGGGTGAAGTCGTAAGAGCGCACGCAGTGGCAAACTGTCCTGTTGCAACAGGGCGATTAAAAGGCAGTATCGTAAGCCAAGTGGACGGTGACAGCGTTGCAATCGGTCCGACTGCCGATTACGGCATTTATGTCGAATTTGGCACAGGCTCAAAGGGCGACAAATCTGTTTCGCATACGTCAAAAAGACACTGGACGTATTACAGTGGCGGTCGATTTTACACAACGTCGGGGCAAGCACCACAGCCGTTCCTCGTACCTGCACTGAAAAATAACATCAGCGAGATAATCGCAAAATTCAAGGAGGGGTACGGTGTTTGATATTGGTTTGGAATTACGGGACATTTTAAAGCAGATAGACGGTGTAAGTGTATGCTTTGCTTACCCCGATAATTTTAATAAATTGCCCGCAATAGCATATTACACGCTAACGGACAAAGGCTCAATGTCATATGACAATACGGTCGTTACGAATGATACGACTGTTCAGATTGATATTTACGCCGATTATCCGCAAACGTGTTTTGAATTGTCGGAGAGGGTATATAAATTGTTGACTGATAATGAATATTATCACGAAATGACAATGGACGTACCCAATCCCGACGACAAGAGTATAAAACATAGGACAATGAGATTTACGAAAGTAGTAGAAAGGAATGATTGATTTATGGCAACAGGAAAAGAAGTAAGAGGTAAGGTTATAACGGGTGTAGAACGCTACACATTTTTTGAAGTTGAATCGGATACGGCAGAGGGTATTACATATAAAGAGCCGTGTCACCTAAGAGGTACCGTTGAAATAGCTCCGACAGACGCAGGCGGTAGTGATGTTTTTGACGCAGACAATGGGGCGTATGATGTAGTAAGCTATGTTGAAAAGTTGGGACACGAATTGACAAACGCCGATATTCCGCCTGAAGTCGACGCAATGTGGCGCGGATTGGAATTGAAAAACGGCGTATTAAGTTTCACTGATAATGGTAAGACAGTATATTTCGGTGTAGCGTGGAAAGTAAAAATAAAAGACCCAAACAAGTCGGGATTCAGATATATCAGATATAGAAAAGGCTCATACAGTTTTGGTTCCCACGTTGGAGCAAAGACAGCTCCGTCAAGCGGTGCGCCTGAAAGACAGACGGCAAAAGCAACATTTACAGCTGTTAAGCCTGATTATAACAATGTATACTATGATGTTATTGATGAGTGCGATTTGCCGGAGGGTGTAACAGTAGAGGAACTTGAAGAAAAGTGGTTTACCGATATGAATTGGTATCCTGTGAAGAAAGAACTTTAAGACAAGGCACGCCGAAAGGCGTGCTTTTTTCGTATAGAGAGGAGCGAGTAACAATGCAAAGAGTATTAACATTTGTACACAATAAAAAGAAGTATGTATCAAAACCGTGGTGTTTCGGTGCGGCAACGTTGGTTGAAAAAGAATATATGGACGTTGCAGAGGGTGAAAAAGTAACGGCTACGTCGGTATGTGCAGATGCCGTTGACTATCTGTTTGAGGGTACAGAGGCGACACAAGATATTTTGGACACGGCTGTTTCAGCAAAAATGAGAATGTGTCGTGAAGTTATGAAGTGGTTTATGGACGATTTTACGGGAAAAAACGAGGAAAGCCTGCCGGAGCAGGCAACCGAAAAGGAAGATTAAGCGATTTATATGGGACAATGCTGAAATATCACGGTATATTGCCGAATGATTTGGCAAAACAAGACCCAAGATTATTACTTGCAGTTATAATCGAGGACGAGGAAGAAGAATATACGGGAAATGACCCGTATTTAAAAATGTTTTATGGAATGTAGTGAGGTGATTTGTAGTGGCTGACGCGGCGGAATTAGTAGTAAGAATAAGAGGTGATGCGTCCGACTTAGAGGCGACAATAAGCAGTGTTGAAAGCGAATTGTCAAAATTGGAGCAGACGCAAAGCAAAAATAATAATACAAGTACAAAAGGTCTTACGGCATATAAAAAGCAAATGCAAGACGCACAAACCACCTTGCAAACAAGCCGTACGGCATTGACGAATACAAAAAAAGCGTATGAGGATAACGTCAAGTCTGTAAATAAAAATGTTACGGCACTGAAAGCGCAGAAAACGGAATTAGATAAACAAATTTCTTTGCGTTCAAATGAGAAAAGGTTGCTGACAGAGGCGAACAAAAGTCTTGACAAAAACAGTGTTGCATACAAAGACAACCAAAAGGCATTGAATTGGGTGAATACCGAGATTGAGGCATACACAAAGCAAAGTCAAAGTATATCCGATTCTATTCGTACGCAAGAGGCGGCATTGTCGGGAAGTAAAAAGGCATATACCGACGCACAAGCAACCGTCAAAAAAGCAACAGAGCAATACGAGGAATATGAGAAAGGCTTAAAAGCCGCTGAACGTGCAGATGAGGCGCAGAACCTACAGAATACAGGTAAGCGGTGGAAAGAAGTAGGCGAGGGCATAGATACTGTAACTAAGCCGTTACAGTATGCGGCGACTGCACTTGCCGCGGGCGGTGTTGCGAGTGCCAAGTTTGCGATAGATTTTGAAAACAATTTCGCAAATGTAAAGAAAACTGTTGACGGTACACCTGAACAGATTGAAAAGATTAGGCAAGAAATTATAGATATGACGACTGTCGGAATAAACGGACATTCTGCCATTCCTGAAACAACGGCAGAATTAACCGAACTTGCGGCGGCAGGCGGTCAGTTGGGTATAAAAACTGAAAACATATCTAAATTTACTGAAACAATGGCAATGCTCGGCACTGCTACAAATCTGTACGGCGAAGAGGGTGCGGCAACACTCGCAAAGTTCGCAAACGTTACAAAAATGGACCAAGAAAATTTTGACCGTTTGGGAAGTTCGATAGTTGATTTGGGTAACAATTTCGCTACAACAGAATCGGATATAGCTAATATGTCTATGCGTTTAGCTGGTGCAGGTACACAAATCGGATTAAGTCAAGCCGACATATTAGGTATAGCAACCGCATTGTCAAGCGTTGGTATAGAGGCTGAAATGGGTGGTAGTGCGTTCAGTAAGGCTATGATTGCTATGCAAATGGCAACTACAAACGGTTATACGCAGGTTAATGACGTTATGAACAAAACAGGAATGTCATTAAGAGATTTGCAACTACTATCCGCAAACAACAGCAAAGACTTCAAGTCATTGGCTGATGGTTTAGGCTACACAAGCACCGAACTAAATTCAATGATTTCGTCAGGCGTACAATTAGAGAATTTCGCTAAAATCACAGGAAAGACAACAGAAGAATTTAAGAATTTGTTTGATTCATCTCCTGCCGAGGCGATAGACGCATTCATCAAAGGTCTACAAAATGCCGACGGTGCAGGTGAAAACGCAATCGGTATGTTGCAGGATATGGGATTTACCGAAGTGCGTTTGCGTGATTCTTTGTTACGTTTGGCAAACAGTGAGGCAGGTATCACCGAGGCGGTAACACGTTCAAATACAGCATGGAACGAAAACATTGCATTGCAGAACGAGTTTGACGCAAAGGCTGAAACAACTGCGTCACAGTTGTCAGTTACCAAAAACAATATTGTTGAGGCGGCAAGAAGTATCGGCGAAACAATGTTGCCGTCAATAAAAGACGCAAGCACCACAGTAGCTGATTTTGCAAAAGGATTGTCGCAAATGGACGACGAGCAAAAACGTGCTGTTGTTAATACCGGTGCTACGGTCATTGCTTTAGGTGCATTGTCAAAAGTCGGTGTCGGAGTGATTAAGGGTGCAGGCGATTTTGTTGAGGGATTAGGAGTAATCAGCGATAAATTGCCTATTATAGCAGACGCAACGTCAGCGATAAAAGTATCGACTGCGGGGTTAGGCAGTTCATTTTCTGCATTAGCGCCGATATTCGGTGCAGTATTAGCGCCTGCGGCGGTTGTTGCAGGGTATAAGGTTGTTGCCGACCACGTTACAGAGGCTATTGAAAACAACGCAAAATTGGGTCAAAGCTACAAGGAATTATATTCTCAGTGGCAAGACGCAGACAACCAAGTTTCGCATTTGGAAAATCTGCGAAGTGAATACGAAAAACTAAACGAATCAATCAACAGCGGTACATTAAATCCCGAAGAACTCGAAAGCGCTAAAAACCGCATAAACGACATTATGCAGGAAATCAAGGCGACTACAAATGATGATACCATAAAATTAATGATTGATACAGGCGAATTTGATTCAGCACTGGCATTGGCGGTATCAAACGCACAAGACAGTGCGAATGAAATCAAAGACGCATTGGATTTAACATCAGGCAAAAAGGCACAAAAGGCAGTATCAGAGGGATACGACGCACTTCAAAAAGGTAGTTCCTATGGTGCTGATTATAAAAACCAACAAGAAGAAATGCGTGGGTGGTTGCAACAAGCGACAGACTACAAAACACAGTATAAAGCAATAGTTGATGAGATGAACGCCGCATATAAAGACGGAAGTTCTGAGAGAATAAAGGCGGCGGCATTAGAAAGACAATCGTTCATAAATGGTTTAAAAGACAGTGATTTTATTAAGGCATATGAAAGGTTTACGGGAAGTACATTCAAATTCGGTGATGTAGACGAAGTAATACAAGAAATACAAAATGTATCAAATGCGTATCGTGAAATAAGTGATAACATCGAAAGCATGGACGAACGAGCCAAGAACGGCAGAGAATCACTACAAGCTATGGCAGAAGTCGCAACAACGGATGCTATGAATTTAAACGGCTTTAAGGATATGCAGGAAGTCTTTGAAAGCGGCGGTAATGCTGTAGATTTAGTATGCAAACAAATCAAATCAACTATGACTGATTTGGGGTTTGAAAATCAAGACATTGCCGCACAAGTGGCACTGTTTAAAAACGGTTTTCAAGACCTACAAGGCGCAATTAATAATAACGCATTAGACGCTGTTGTAAATGATTTTGTCAAACAAGGTAAAGAAATCGGACTAACATCAGAGGAAATAGTCACGAAAGCCGCATTAATGAAAAACGGTTTTTCTGATATTCAACAGGCTGTAGCGTCGGGTGATGTAAGTGGTTTAGTGAAAGACCTATCAAGTTTAGGTGGCGATTTGGGACTAAGCACAGAGCAAGTTGACGCATTGGCGCACAGTTTGGGATTATTGCCTGAGGATAAACATATTGAAATTGACGCAAGCGGGGATGTGTCTGCTATCGAGAACGCAAAAAATGCTGTCGAGGAAATAAATAACGCAGGCAATGTACAATTACAAGTCAGTGCCGAGGGCGATATTTCTGTATTAGATACGGCTGATTCAAAGCTACAGGAATTAATCAATAACAACCAAGTTACCATAACATTTAATGTAGATACAGGCGGTTTTGATATTAACGATTTGAATGGTAATAAGTTGGGTGAAATCACTGCAACGGGTAAAGTTATATGGACTAACGACAGCACAGAACCCGACAACTATACGGCACCACCCAAAGAGGGCAATGTTACATTTAAGAAGAATAGTGCAGAACCTGACGGCTATCAACCCGAAGACAAATTTGCGACAGTCCATTATACTGTTTCTGTTGAGGGTTCGTCTATAGAGGGACTAAGCGATAAAAGTGCTCCTGCGGCACGTTTTGGCAGTACGGGAACGTTCGTCAAAAAGAAAGTCGCAAAAGGTACGCAGAACTTCGAGGGCGGTTTGGCAATGGTTAATGATGAAAAGGGTATATCTGACCCGCGAGAATTAATCGTTGACAAAGGACGTGCATTTATACCGCAGGGCAAGGACGTGTTGTTGCCATTGTCAAAGGGCGCAAAGGTGTACACAGCGTCACAAACCAAGGCGATAATGTCGGGTATGGGTATACCGCATTACGCAACAGGAAAAGACAATTCGGACGCGTTTACATCAGCCAAGGACGATTGGACGAATTACACCAAAACGCACGCAGTAACGACTGCACAAGAACTTGAAAAGTGGTTAGAATTTCAAGAGAAATTCAAGTCGAACGACAAGGATATTGCCGACATAGAGGAACAAATTTTCTCTATTATGCAGAAACAGACGAAAGAGTTCAACGAACAGTCAAAGGCATACCTTGAAAAGCACAGCGCTATAAACGATTGGGGTGATAACGGCGACACACCGCTTGACGCTTTCAAACGTATAAAAGACAGAAATTATCAAGATTTACAAGACGCAAAAATCACTTGGGACGATTATGTTGACAACGTGTCGGACGCAGGCGAAACGCTTTATGACGATATGAAAAGTTACTCTGACAGTTGGCTTGAACATCAGCAGAAGTATCACAATATGTCGATAGACGACTACATTTCAGGTATCGACAGAGAGGCGGAACGTCTTGAAGAATTTTATGCAAATGACGTTATTAATTATCAAAAATACGTCGAGGAAAAACAGACACTTGAAGAAAAACGTTATGACGCAGTGGCTCAAAAAAATGCTGACGAGTATTCGGCGTGGCAAAAAGACGCAGACGCATGGCAGGAGTTAAGAAGTACATATGATGATTGGGATAAGTATGGTGACAGCGAGGAAGATTTCCTAAAACGCAAGATTGACCGAGTAAAAGAGTTTTACAATGCGGGTAAAATCAGTTTTGAGGAATTTATTGACGACACAAACAAGTACAGCATGGAACTGTACAAGTCGCAATCAAGTGCGGTTGACGAACTGCTCCAAAAGCAACAAGACTATATTTCAAATGTCAAAGACGAATTTTCAAAGCAAGAGCAAGAACTTCGTGACAGTTGGGACGTACAGGATCGCAAAACAGATATGTCAGAGGTACAGGCACAACTTGATGTGTACGCAAATTCAGTTACTGATAAGGGGCAACAGAAGTACAAAGAGTTGCAGGAACAAATGAAACAGTTGCAACGTGATGAAGAATTGTACCAACTACAGAAAAAGAATAATGCCACTATTGAAAGTCTTGAGGCTGAATACAAGCAAATGGAGGACGGCAAGAAAAACATTCTTACAGGATTGCAAAATGCCGACATCAACATATCTGCATATGTAGCAACGATAACCGATAAGGTTTCGGCGACAGGCGGTAATATAGAAAGTTTGCTAAGTCGAATGCTTGACAAATTCGATAGTTTCAAAATTGAAAATAATTCAATGAGCGACAACAGGAAGATCATAAATAACTTCATGCAAATGACACCGGAAGAAAAACAAGATGCATTGAACAAATACGTAGGATTATAGGAGGAAAGATATGCGTAACGGTTTTGAATTTAACGGCCAAAATACAACGGATTTTAAGCGAGTGACGGTCAGAACAAAGGACCGTCCCGTATTTCCACAGGTAAAGGAGTTTACCGCAAGTGCCGACGAAACAGACGGTGAATATGATTTTACTGACGTGTCGGGTCACGAATATTTCAATACACGAAAATTTCAGATTGATTTTAATATCGGTGCGGACAGTACCGAAGAATTAAACAAAAAGCTAACCGCTATAAGCCGTTGGTTTAAGGGCAAAGGCACGCTTATTTTTAACGATATGCCGTTTGTTAAATGGAATGTAAGGGTAATGGACAGCGTGTCATATACACCCGAACACGACGGCAGAAAAGCCGTTTTGTCAGTGACGTATAAGGCAGAGCCTTTTTCGGAATTGATATTTGACGCTCTGAACGGACCTTGCCTTGACACCGATATATCACTTGATACCGAAATTCCAATAGGTCAAGACGAGTATTTGACATTGAACGGTAGCGGTACATACAAAAACATACCGAATATCGGTGATGTACACGTCAAACCGATTATAATGGTAACGGATGCAACAAGTCCGTTTACCATAGGCAATAACGGTAAGAGTATCACTGTTAATTACACAGGCGACATAGTTATCGACTGCGAAAAAGAAATAGTTTATAGCGGAAATACAAGCCTTATGGCATATGCAGAGGGTGAGTTTTTTGAACTTGCTCCCGAACTGGATAACACGATAACGGTAACAGGCGGTGGAGTTGTACAGATAAATTACACGCCTAAATTTTTGTACGACGTAGATTTTGATAATATGAAATGGAGCGAATAATATGGCTTTTAAATTACACGAATGGAACGAAACAGACTTCACAGGCGGTTGCCTTGCGTATCTTAACAAAGCGTATGAAGTGGCGGTGTTCGAGGGATTGCAGGAAACGCACACAGTTTCTTTTAAATACCCTATGAAAGACGAAAAATCGGAGCTTATAAAAGAAAATCGTATAGTATCGGTTGAAGGACAAGCATACCGTATTACATTTGTAAAGCGAGATTACAGCGGTTCAAGAATTATGACGGTGAAAGCTAACCGAATATTCTATGATGACGCACTTCATCATCACTTGCCGACAATCGGCAACGATACGGACGTGACAAAATCAACAATAGGTGTTGACCCGTACGACGTTATAAAACTTGCGATAGCCGATACAAAGTTTGAGCTTATACCCGACAGTGAACTTAAAGAAATGGGTATGACGAGAATAGGAGCAGACGGTGTTAAAATCGACTTTTACCCGACCGATAAGATAAATACATATGATGTTATACAAAACGTCATAGAGGCTTACGGCAGGGGCGAAATATACTATGATAATTACCGATTTGCGGTTGTGGAGCGTATCGGTAAGGATAACGGCGTGAGAATGTCAATAAAAAAGAATATGACAAGTCTTTCAGTCGAGAGAAACACACAAGAGCTGACGACAAGACTGTATATGTACGGCAAGGACGATTTGACGATTTCATCTGTAAACGGCGGTAAGCCGTACATTGACAGTAAAGAGGGTATCGAGAAGTACGGTATTCGTGAGGCGTACCGAGATTACAGCGATTACGATGACCCCGAAAAGCTAAAGGCGTTTGGTGAGTGGGACTTAAAGGGTGAGGGTAACGAGTTCAGACTTGACCGCCCTCAACTGACAATCACGGGTGACGTGGTTGATTTGAGTAAACTTGCCGAGTACGGTGATTTTTATAAAATTGCGTTGGGTGATACAGTACACGTTTTTGAAGATAATATCGAACATAAACAGCGAATTGTATCAATGACGTATTATCCATACAGCGCAAAACAACCGTCAGTTACAATCGGTCAGCCTACATTGGCTAATGCGTATTACCACGCGTGGTATATGGGTAAGCTGATTAAAACTATTCAGAAAAATTCAGGCAGAGCGAATAAACTGAAAACAAGCTATTTTCACGGTACGGTGAACAGTACCCAAAACCCCGTTGAATCAGATAACAAAAAACTGCTGTTAGACGGTGATTTACTGTACATAGAGGACGACAAGGGCAGACGACGTATAAATCTCGGCAATATGGACGGTAAATTCGTTTTTGAGCTGTTTAATCAGCTTAAAAAGAAAACAATCGAAATGGACGAGAACGGTAATGTAACGATAACGGGTATATTTGCAACGGGTACGGACACAGAAGCAAGGACCGTTATAGACAAAAACGGTATTCAAAGTTACGATGCAGACGGCAACAGGTACGGTTTGTGGTGTAATGCACCGAGTAGCAACGATATGAGATATACTGATTTTAATTTATACTACAATAATAAGTGTATTTTTCAAATATACAACGCTATATCGGGAATTTTGTTAAGAACGTATGGATTAGACATACTTAGTTCGGGAAATGGCACGACAGTCGGCAAAAATAAGTGGAAGTTTGAACAAGGAGCAAGCGGAACATTTCAAACGGCAGACGGAAAAACTGTAACAGTTTCGGGCGGACTTATAACAGATATTTCATAAAAATATTTACAAAAATCTTCCTTTGTGGTACAATTTAGGTATTACAAAGGAGGTATTTTTTATGAAAGGGAATATGAAAAGTTTTATATGCGGTATGCTCGTTATGGGTGTTATATCGTGTGCGGGAGCATACGCGGCTGACGTATGGCAGAATATAAATGTTTTACCGAATACAATCAAAGTTGTTGTAGACGGTAAAGAAGTACAAGCCGATAATTTCCTATACAATGATACAACATACTTGCCGATAAGGGCAGTGAGTGAAGCATTAGGAAAAGACGTACAGTATGATAACCAAACAAGCACCGCCACAATATCAGAAAAGAAAGAAGATGATAATATGGCAGTTACAAGTAAATACACTCCACCGACAGAGTATATAAACGACTCTGCTTTCATTACTCAAAAAGACGGTGTATACTATGCGTTGATTAATTTTGTGGCGACTAAAATTCAAGACGCAGGATATAAATTTGACTACGACTACGATACAAAAACATTTAAAGCCGTAAGCGGTGATAATGTGATTTATACGGGCAAAACAACGGTTATGGATTCAGATGAAGTTATCCCGTACGACCAATTTGTCGACGAGATACAGCCGTTGTTGAAATAAACGATTAAATCTTGCAAATAACAACAAAATATGATTTTATCAAGAAAGGCACTTGCCAAAACGGTGAGTGCTTTTTTCGTACCAAAAATGAGGTGACATAATGTACAGACGAATACCACCATAGCACGCTTACGGCGTGTTTTTTTAATGAAATCCCAATCAATTACGATTAGAAAGGACTGATAAAATGAAATTAAATTTTAATTTTGACGGTAAAACATTTTTATCGAAATGGTGGAAGATTGTTCGCGATAATTTCACGGCAATTCAAACCGACCACAACACACTGTCCGACAAATTGGACACAGAAATCACGCAACGCACCAACGCTGATGTAGGTTTGGCAGACAAAATCACAGCCGAAACCAAAGCGAGGGAAAGTGCGGATAGTTCGTTAAGCAGTCGCATAAGCAACGAAGTAACAATACGACAGGCGGCGGATAATGAACTGCAACGTAATATTGACAGTGAAATCACCGAAAGACAGACAGCAGACAGCAAAAAGGCTGACAAAACAGAGTTGTACGGCACTGATGAAACGACAAAGCATACTGTTACATATTCATTGACTGCGGCGGATATGGCTGTCAGTATCGACGCAGGACACAGTACAGGCACGGTTACAGTAGCGGGTAACACGGTTAAATCAAAAATCCTGTTAGACGGTTATTCAATACAGGCGGCGGATTTATCCGCAATGTTCGGTTGCGGAAAAGGTGAGGACGGCGACAAATATATTTGTATATATTATTCACCCGAAACAGGTACGCTGACAATGACGGTTGAAGATGTTGAAACGTCACCGGAAGAGGGAACTATCGCATTAATGACGGTAGGATATAACACCGCAACAGTAACAACAATGTACAACAGGGCGCAAACGTTTACAGGTATCAACAATTTGAACGGACTAAAAACCAATAATAAAAATTCGTTTTTAGAGGCGGTCAATGAAATTTCAACAAAACTGACAACTGAAATTTCGGACAGAGAGGGTGCAGAGCATTCACTGAATGAAAAAATCAGTACTGAAATTTCGGACCGACAGGCGGCGGACAACGAGTTGAAAGCAAAAATATCAGATATAAATACAGAACTGACAACGGATAACCTGTTTTATGATTTATCTAAATACGTCAACAGTGACAACACATTAGTCACTGACGACAGCGGTGTACAGTATTTGTCATATTCGGGTTCGTTTGAAAACGGAACGTATTTGTATCACAATTTTGTTGTTGATAATTTTCGCCGTAAACCGAAAACGGAAACCACATTAGAATTGACATTCAATGTGGCGTCACGTCATATAGCTGTGGACGGTTGCGACAGTGGCGGTTTGAATATAGGTGAAACAGACGTATTGATTACATACACTGATACAACAACAGAAACATTCGGACAGTCATATTACACAACAACTGATACCGGTGATAAAACAATCACGATAAACGGCACATCAGAAACGTATAAAACAACGAAATTTAAAATTGAAATCCCTGTAACCAAAGAAATTAAATCAATTTCATTCCGAATTGTATCGGATAACTTTTATACAAACGGTGACCCGACGGGAAATGCGTGTGAACAGAAAACATTAATACAGTCGGCCGTTTGTTATGATGATGAATGTGTGGCGGTATTGCGTGATGATATTAACACGAATACATCAAAAATTACTGCCAATACAACAAAAATCACCGAAATTGATAAAACAGTTACAGACATTTCAAAAAATCAAATATTTGTCGTGTGTGACGGCGACCACGACGAATTAAAAATACAGGCGGCGTTGTCGAGAGCCATACGAGGCACGGTAGTATATATCATGGGTGATTGTGTACTGACTAACGAAAACACACAGGACAGTGGGCTTGTTTCGGGGTTCGGTCATTATAATGCTATATTAAATGTAGGTATACGAGTTACATTAGACGGTACTTACTGTAGTTCAATTACGTTTAAAAATACCAATCCTGCCGCACGTCAAGTTATATTCTTCTTGGGTATTATGGCGAAGTTAAAAAATATAAATTTCCAAGAGGATAACACCACCTGTACTCAAACATCTGTTAATCCTATGATTTTATTTGGCAATAGTAACGCAATCGTTGATAATTGTGTATTAGGCGAAGTATATGATGTAAATCAAGATGATAGTACCGTTGGTAATATCATTATGTGCAGTGGTTCAAAATTTACAAACAATGTTATTGACGGTTGGTGCTTAAAAACAAAAACCAATATAGGTGCATGTATGAAATTTACAAAAGTTTTTGTAGATAACAATAAATTTACAAATATATGGACTACCGATAATTCAGATTCGGGATATTTAATGTCTGTATCAGCGTCGATATTTATAAACAATGTATTTGAAGATAACACCATACCACAAGGGGAAATATATTTCAGCGGTAACAACAGTCTTTGTAATCATAATATTTTCAATAGTAGTGATATCGGTAATATTACACTGGCAGGTAATACAGCCAATAATGTATTTATTTCGTTAGATTTGAACGAGTGTATAGCAGTCAAATTGAGAAGTATCTGCAATGACAATACATTCTTTGGATTAAAGGTAAAAGAAGGTGACTGCGCTTTTGATTTGGGTGTAGAAGCAACATTTGCAAACAATTATATTAAAAATCTGTCTATTATAACAACAGATAGTACAGAAGTTAAGGGATATAATATCCTTTATGCAAACAAGGCATTTTGTCGTGATAATGTGATTCTATTATCTGCGGCAACAAACATATTAGAAAATCTGTACGTTATCGAAGCTAACGCTTCGTCGGTTGTAACGGGCAATGTCACAAGTGCAAGCTCAATAGGTCAACTGGACGAAGGTTGTGTGGCTGAAGGTAATACGGTTGCATGGAGTTAAGGAGGTCGAATATGTACAAATTTTATATGAAAAACGGAACAGCGTATTTCTATGAACACGGTGTTGAAATTGACGGCACAGTGTACGGAATACATACCGACAGGGATATATTGCGTATAAAACGCAGTGTTGTAAATAACAAATTCGCCGAAACTGACGACAATTTCGATATGGACACAGAAATTGCAAAAATTCAGCATACAGACGTAACGTTGGAACAGCCGACATCAGAACAGCTGTCACAGATACAGTCAAAAACATTTGACAGTATGTCGGATATGAAACAATATGTTCAGTCTGTTATGAACGGTGAGCTGACACAGGATGAAATCAACGCAATGCTGTTACTACAGATTGCAGAGTTAAAGGCAGGTGTCAGCAATGAATAAGGCATTGATAAAAAGATATTACAAAAAGGGGCTATATACCAAGAAACAGCTTGATGTATTTGTCAAAGCAGGTTTTATTACAGAAGCTGAGAAACAGGAGATTATGGAGGGTTAATTTATGGATAAGATTTTTAATTGGACAAGTACGGTTATTGGAA